ACGCAGCTAAAGATCCAGAGAACACGGATGCGATGAAAGTGGGATCAAAATCTAAGATTTTATTTCCGTTTGGAAGTCTAACGTAACTGAATGTAAGAAGAGAAGCAGACCAAATAAGAACGACAACCTTTACAAGGTTACCGAGCACTTCACTTTTATCATCATCCTGGTCTTCCTTCTCTACAACTTTGGATTTATCTTCCGCCATAATAGAGTAGCAAGGCTCCTCTATTTATGCCTGTGCCTCTGTCCAGGAGATACGGAAGTCAATCGCCCTTCTGTTAGAACCACGACCACCTGCAATGTTCGTAACTTGTACCGCTAGAACCTCAGGTCCATCAGGGAATGTTCCAGTTGGGTTTGGTGCTGTAGTAGCAGCGAGTTGAGATCCACCACCACCTAGGATAGAGTTAGAGATTTCCTTAACTCGTCCCAAATCATAGTCAGCAACACCACTATCAGCGTAGAAACCATAGATGACTTCACCACCGATTAGAGAGTTAGTAACAACACCACCAGACTGAACAGATGCAAGGTCAGCATACTGTGCTAGTGATGTACCACCAACATCTTCCCAGTCAACAGAATCTGTAATGTTTGGATTGAGAATTAGTTCAACAAAGAACGCACCGTTAGAGGACACCTCAGCAGTTCTAAGAACCAACTGCATTCTATTGACTAGTTCTCTAGCACCAAATTCTCCAGGGATACCATTGTCAACAGAAGGAGCAGTACGGATAGCGAGAAGTGCCTTGGTTTGTCCAGAGTTAATCTCACGACCAGTTCTAGATCCAACCGTGTAAACATATGCTCGGTCATCATCATAGATGCCATCCATAATAACCGAAGAACCCCAGTGACTAATCTGTGGAACAGATGTTGCTTGAATTAATTCGATACCAATTGGTCTTGTATCACTATAAGTAAATGTATTTCCACCACCACTAGATCCAAGTGCAGGGAATGTCACACTTGATGGGTTAGCAGAGGTAACTGCTTTACTCAATGTAATAGTTGTTCCAGAGATAGAGTGTACAAATGTATCAGCAGGGATACCAGAACCAACAACTCTCTGTCCTTTTTGGATGCCAGTTGCACTACTTACAGTACCAGTAGATATACCAGATGCACCCGTTGTAATTGTTATACCAGTGGCACCACCCTGTTCTCTTGTCAAACTATCAAAGTATCCACTAGATGCTACTGCAAGTGGAGACAGAGCAGAACCAGTAGCACCAGTCAATGCGATTGGTGTGGAACTACCAGCAGTTTCTGTGATAGTAAATGATGTTGCATTAGGAACTGTTGCAATATAGTATGTTTTACCTGCAACAATATTAGAGAATGGTCTATCAAAAATAATTGTTTGAATACCACCAGCAACTAGACCAGCACTAGTAGCAACAGTCATTGCATTGTTACCAGCACTTACTGTAGTGATATCTTGTTTGTACGAGAACTTCGATGCATAGTTCATGTACTCATAGACACCAGCAGTAGATGATGTTGACTGCTTAACTCTGATAGTTCCTGTTGCTGGGAAATCGAGTAGAGCATCTGCTGTGTAAATTCTAGAAGCAGAGTTACTGACATCAGTGGTAGCAACTGTTTTTGGTGGGATAGTATTAACTTCATAACGAGCTGGTAGGTTACCAGATCTCATGTATGCTTCAGTGTTGAAGTTGTTGTTTGCAATCTTGTGTGCATAGATGACGTTACCATCAGTACCACGGAAACCCCAGCGAATGAAACCAGCACCATACCAAGAGTAGTCCATGTAGAACATCTGCATCTTGGTTACATCTAGAGAGTAACCAGATCTACCAGTACCATCACAGCGGTCAATGTTCCACTCGTCTTGCTTCCATTCAATCTCAGTTGTCTTGGAAACAGGGACATTAATAGCAGAAGGACCACGATAGTCAGGGAAGATGACCATCTCAGTATCAGAAATGATACCATCAACACGATAAGAAGAACCACGGATGACAACATAGTCACCAGGCTTCAACTGCTTAGCAAACTTAGTACCAGCACCACTAGGAGCAGTGTAACTAGAGACAAGAGTGCTTCCTTGTGTTACAACAACACGACCAGACAACTGGAAAGTAGAAGATCTACGTACAACACCTAGGTGACCATTAGCATAACGGAAGAAAATACCGTTCTGCTGATCCATCATACCAATCTCAAGGTTTACACCATAAGCATTGGTTGGAGTAACAGTGTATTCACCAGTTGCTATTGCCTGAGAAGGTGCATTAGTAGCAATATACTGGAACGTGAATGCATCAACTACATTGGAAACATTGTAAACACCATTGTAGTTGTTGTCTCCACATCCTCTAACATCAATCTGTGTATCTCTAGTAATGTTATGTGCTACTGCTGACTTAACTGTAACAGTAGTACCACTTGCAGAAATCTCATCGATGTTCTCAATAGCAGGAGCAAGGATAGAACCAGTGGAGAATGCTACACCCTTACCAGACTGATAACGGAAGTAACGTTTGGTCTGTCTGATTGCTTGCTGGTTCTTGGAGAAGCTATTAGTAGAGAACTTAACACCACCATCAAATGCTCTATGAACAGACGTGCCCTGAGGTCTTGGATATACTTTAATTGTACCACTGTTAACAGCACCAGATGGAGAACCACTAGAAGGATAGTAACGTGCTTCGGTTGGACTTTCTACTCTAGCAACAACCCAAGATCCATTGACGTTAGCACCCTGAGATCCTACAACTGCGATCTCGTTACCAACTTCTAGACCATGTGCAGTAGAGGATGAAATTTTGACTGATCCATCACCAGGAGTGGAAAGAGTAATGGTTCCACCAATATCAGAACCAGTGTAATGAATACCAGTATAAACAGCAGTTCTTGCACTCTCAAAAATTGTACCAGCACCAGCAGAGGTGTAAGCGAACGTGCCAGTGTATGTGAAGTCACTACCACTTACACTATCAATAATAAACACACCGTTTGCACCTGGGAACGTAGTATCTTGAATGAATACCGCTGTACCTGCAGCAGGCATTGGTGTTACATTAGTGTCAATAGTAACTGTAATGATAGCACTATTACTTGTTACCTGAACATCAGTAACAGCAAGAGTGTTCTCACTCTTGTAAGCAAATGGGTTGTTGTTGATCATCGCCAACGATTCCCACTTAGTGCTCTGAGTACCATACTCAAAGTCAGTATCGATCTGTGCCTGTGGTTGCGATACTCTAGACTTGTTTACAGCATCATGATATGTCTCTGCTGGTTGTACTGTCTCTTCAAAGTCATCAAATACAATCTGCAGTTGATCAGTAGACAACATGCTAGCACTAGCAGTGTCATAGTTTAGTACCACTCTAGTTGTGGTTACGTTACGGATATCAGTCTGAATACTGTAGGTAGTAGCAGTTAGTTCAGGGTCCGAAAAATTATAGATTACTTTGTTACGAGTAACATTGGTAATCAATACCAACTTCTCTCTCGTAATTCCGCCAGGAATAACTACTTCCCTTGTGGCAGGGTCAAACGTATAGTAACTGTTTAGAATGGTTTTCCTTGCCATTACCTATGTTCCTCGGAATATTATTATGCTCTATCTATTTATCAGACACCGTACTTACCACGGGTAGCATTGAAGTTTTGGGATACTTCTGTGGCAGTTATTGTTCTATCGTAAACTCTAATCTCACCTACCCTTCCGTTGAGATATTTTCCACTATCAGGGGATCCCGCTGCTCCTGGTTCTCCACCAATAAGGAAGTCGGTAGTAGTTGGGTAAGTTATGTTTCCAGATCTGCTGTTATCAGTAGCTACTTCTGTTCCATCAATATAGAACCTAAGTATTGATCCATCCCATGATGCAAAGAAATGATGCCACCCTGAAGACACAGTAGATCTGGCAACCGAAGCAACAGCATAAGCACCATTAGCATACATGATAGATCCGATATTAGCAGATCCCATTAAACCTTCTCCCACACCAAAGTTATATCCACCACCTTGTGTGCAAGAAAAAATACGATTTTCAATTCCATCATTCCAATTAGATTTATATGCCCAAGCCTCAATCGATGGAGTTGTAGGTTTAGGGAATGGATCAGTTACTGTACCATCCAACACAATAATTTCGCTATTGGTATGATCAAACTCAAAGTATCCATCAGGATTGAATGTAGGAGCATTACCAATCACACCCATGGTAGCAGTGTAAAGATTATTTGGGAGGTTATTGACTGTGGTTGGTTGTGGAAGGTAAGTACCAAACCCTGTTACAACATATCTCGTAGGACTGGTAACTCCACGTTCCATTTGTGCTCCAAACAATAGCAGATCTGCTCCAGGATCTAGGTGGAGTTGATGGTCTCCTCCAGCAGCAGCATTTGTTGTAGTCTGACTAATTCTATACCAACCATTTCCAACTGCTTCAACACTAGTAGCATCAGGACTTCCATAACTAGAGGTTACCGCTCCATTTACGAGATCAAAGAAAGATCCCTTATCACTAACACCATCATAAGAATTGATCCTTAGAGTACATGGATTGGACAATGCTTTAGCGTACACACTACAGTTCCATTGACCTGAAGTATCGACATTACCATTGGCAGTGACATTAGGTTGCCACCTTCTAAATTTTGGTGTTGCATCAGTATTAATCATTCTAGTTGCATTCATCTCACCAAATGGAGACAGTCCATAATTAGGAGTAACATTAGCATCAGGCACATTACCAGCACTAGCCCATCTTCCACTGCCTGTTACAGTAAAATCTTCACTAGATCCTACAACATTTTCAGAACGATCAAAACTATAATCATTATCAAACTCATAGTTTATTAGAAGATTGGCATCTCTAACAACATCACTTGCAGTAACAGGTACAGGACTTGCTGCAGCAGCTTCACTCACATATTCAATCTGATGATCGTTAGTTTCATACTGTAGTTTCTTATCACTATAGATCAAGTTACCACCAGCATTCTCACCAAACACAACCTTGATAGGACTGAATGGATAAGTAATAAAATCACTGGTATCATTTCTCAGTGATCCATCCCTAAGAGTTGCTACCTCTGTATTAATTGAAACGATTTCATAATCTTGAAGTGCAGCACCATCATCGTATTGAAAGTCACCAAGACCACTACCAGTTACACTCAACTTACCAAGAATAAAACTTGTAGGATCCGCAGCACCTCCTGTTTGATCAGCAAAAGCAATGTAATAATATGATGGATCAGAACTCATAGTAGGTAGTGTAGCTTCATTGTTTGGACTTTGAATTTTTCTTGTCCAAATCAAATTACCAGCGTTGGAATATCGCTGAATGATTTGATAAGCATTGTTTGTCTCTTGAACAAGACCAGCAACAATAGACTGACCAGTCAACGTATCAACACTAATTTCTTGGAAGTAAATATCTTTGGTGGGTTCGTTTGTTTTAGTTTGCCACAACATGTTTCCTTCTTTAGTCATCTTGATGACATAGCTTTCATATGTACCAGTAAGGAAAGCATCGTCATGTCCACAAAGATAGATTTGATCATTGCCATCGACATGAACATCAGTCAACTGAAAGAAATTATTTGCTGGATCATCACCAATTTCAATTGATTTGTCCCACAAAAATTCACCATCTGTACTTACTTTAACCATCACAGACATATACTTTGCTGGACCAAATGCTGTACCAACAATTATCAACTCATCTTTTGAATTGATATCGATAGATTGTCCACCAAAACCATAGAAAGAATTAGATCCTACATCAGTGTAACTTTTGTGCCAAATGATTGTGCCGTGAGTATCATACTTTGCAATGTGTAGTTTCTCGTCTGTAATTCCAAACCCTGTTACATAAACATTTCCATAAGTATCAGCACACACATCCTTGAAAACAATCTGATCCAAATCTCCCGTTGCACTGCGAGGAGTTATAGTCCACTGATGTTCTCCAGAAGAATTGAACTTACTAAGACATGGGGCATAGTTTCTATTGGTAGTGGGTGTTGCACCATCATCCCAATTACCACAAGCATATAGATTTAGATCACTGTCATAACACAATGCTTCAAAGAAAACATTGCTAAATCTATCAGCCGCTTGTAGTTTGACATTGTAGTCAATTGGTGTGCCATCTTCATCGCCCGTGCGATAGATAAATCCTTCATAGATGGAGTATGTGGCATCACGTTGTGAGCCAGCAACAAACATCTTCTGAGATGGATCATCATATAGAACTGAATTAGGTGTGATCTGATTACTATCAGCACCATCAGGTGTAATCCTTCTTAAAAAATCTTGAGTTGAGGAAGCGCCAGTAGAACCTATAAGGAATAGGTTCTTGGCGGGACTAGTAATTCCAATTGGCATTTAACTATCCTCAGCTGAAGTTGGTGTTGCCTTGTCCGAATACTTTGGTTGTACCACCGCTGTCTCTGACAAAGATGAAGGTAAGAATGTCTGTGTTAGGAGTTGGTAGTGGTGGCGATCCTCCAGACCACTGAACACCGTTACCAATCGAGACACCATCGACATTACATGCGTCACCATATGTAGCACCAGTGTTACCAGCAATAATCAAGGTGACGGTTAGTGCCTCACCGTTATCTAGGTTTACGTTGGTGAAGTCCCATGTAGTGATGGGAGCATTTGCTGTTGTACCTAGGACAGTGTTAGTTCCAGCAACACTAATTGTAAGTACATTGGATACAGGTGTCAGTGGTGTGGTGAATTGGTTGACGCAAGATTCCTTAGTTCTACCACCAATGCTAACGTTACCTGCAACATCCAGAGATGTAAGTGTACCAACAGAAGTCAAGGAAGAATTGACAACACTAGTTCCAAGTGTTGTTGGGCTAAGGAGTAGTGATGTACCAATGTTAATAAATCCAGTATTAGGTAGTTTCAGGTTCTCACTGAATACCCAGAAAGGATCAACACCCAGACCATCATATAGAATGGTCTTATCAACAGTTCCTTTAACAACTAGTCCACCATCTTGAGCACCAAGATCAGTAGGACCATCAGCAATCAGAGTAGCAACACCAGAACCTGCAATAGCATTACTCAAAGTAACTGTAGAACCACTGATCGCACTGATCGATGTGCCTGCAGGAATAACAACACCACCTGCTTGAGTGGTAACTTCCATACCTACGATCAAACCTGTGGTACTAGCAACGTTAGTAACAGTATCGGTATTGTTTAGCGTACCAGAGAATGAAGTTAGAGCAACAGATGCAAGTTCTAGTGTCTTGTCATCAATTGTTAGAACTCTACTGTCAACTGTAACAGTGGAACCCTCAACAATCAAGTCTCCAGACAGAGTGGTTACTCCACCAACACGGAAATCATTTGGAATGGTAACCTCACCAGTTGCGATACCAGTGACCCAAGTTGTATCACCAGAACCAATAACTAGTTGCTTTGTACCACCAGGACTGTTAGGTTGATAGGTTGCACTGGTATCATCTTCCGTGTCAGCAGGACCAATAAGAACGTTACCACTACCAGTACATCCAAAACCAGCATAGTGTCCGATGAATACGTTGTTGTTACCCACAAGGTTAGTGTAACCAGTTTGTGCGCCAACGTTGACGTTGTTTCCACCAATAGTATTAAGTTGACCTGCGTTGTAACCTAGGTAAATGTTGTAGTCACCACCAGTATTTTCTTTACCAGCATTACGACCGAAGGCTACGTTACCAGTACCACTGAGATTACTTTCCAGGGCATCATAACCCATTGCTGTGTTCAAAGCACCAGTAGAATTTACAGAGAGAACACCATGTCCAACAACTGTATTAGTTTCAATTGCCTGACCACCTCTACCAATAGTCATTGGATGACTATCAGTTCCACGAATGGTTAGGTCAGCATTCTCAATGTTGACGGTTGAATTGATCAGCAGTGTGTTGGTTGCATCAGTTCCGAGAGTAGCATTTTTCACAGAAACCAAAGAACCTTCAACAGTTGTCGTGCCACCTGTGTTACCAATGTTAAGAGTGACAGCACTGCCAGCAAAGTTAACCAGAGTTGCTGTGTTATTAATAAGAGAGAACGACTGACTTGGTGTAGAAATACTTGTAGAGATAACAGGTGCCTGACTGAACATCAGGTTACCACCAACACCAGTAGCGTCAGTCATGATCGCCTGAATTTGTCCCGATGTTGTAGGAGCAAATGCACCTAGGTTATCGCTACTGTAAATAACTCTCGAACCTGCAGCACCACCAGTATCGAAGTTAACTGTGACAGATCCGTTGGTGTCATCTGCTTGTAGTGTGATGCTCTCTTCTACATTAAATGTCTTCTGAGATGTAACTCCAAGTGTTCCATTAACCGTAGAGGTAATAGCAAGACCATTAACAGAAGTTGCTGTAGCAGTTCCTAGAATTGCAGTACCAGTAAAGGTTGGAGATGCAAGTGTCTTATTGGATAGAACTTGACTTTCACCTTCTGTAACTAGTCTCTTAGCAACCGAACCATCCCAAATCCTCCAGTAGTTACCAGAGTGATAGAACTGCATGGTGCTATAAGTTAGAACTGCACCAGTTCCATCGGTTGTTCTATTGACTTGTAGTCCACCAGTACCATCAACCAGACTGACACCCCTTCTTAGTTCAATCGTTGGGTCAGTAATCTGTAGTTGAGTTGTATTAACAATAGTATTTGTACCGTTGACAACTAGGTTACCATCAATGGTAACAGTGGATCCGTTGTCAGAGATAATTGTACTGGATAGTTGTGTATTAACACCATCCCACTTTAGAACTGCTGCGTCAGTTAGGTTACCTGCGTTAGCAAGTTGGAAATCGTAAGTCTGTTTGACAAGACCCGTAGATGCTGTCAGCAAAGCACCTGTATCATCGTTGTCAGAATCAAATGTAAATGTAGTGACACCACCCGCTGAGGTTGCTTGTACTGTAGTAGCACCACTACCAGCAAGTCTAAAGTCTCCAAATGCTAGTGCTCCATTAGTAGTAGCAAGACGAGTAACATCGTTAGTGTCTGTACTGTCAATACTAATGGTAGTTCCAGACTGAGATACTGTGGTGTTTCCTAGTGCTCCACCAGTGATAGTAATATCAGCACCAGCAGTTGTTGCAGGCAGGAATGTTCCTGTAAGACCACCTCTAATTCTTGTTACTGTATCAACAGAGTTGAGAGTAATCTCCGTCTCATCTGGGTCTGTTCCAGATGTTGCTTGACCTACGGTAACTAGGCTACCACCAAGGAATGTGATCTTCTTAGTCTTATATGTAGAACCAGATCCAGCACGAACTTCTGTAATTGTATCCTGGTCATCAACACGAATGTCAATCGTCTTGGTGACATCATCCATCGATAGAGTAACGTCACCAGAACCAGTAAATGTAATCGTACCAGACTGAGCAGAACCACCTGCTGCAATTAGGAATGTCTCAGTGTTGTTATCAGTTACATAACCAGACAACGTTAGAGAGTTATTTACTCTAGTTAATTCTAGTGATAGTGGGTTGCTACCAGCAGGAGGATTAGAATATACAGAGACACCAAGGGTTACATCAGTTGTAACAGGGTTTGGTGTAGTGCTATCAGATAGTCTAATTAATTTTTGCGATGCGCTTAGACCATCAACAGTAGTGAGCGTGTAAGTAGTATCAGTATCTGGTGTTGTTACCGATCCGCCAAGAGGAATTGTTACACCATTAATACTAATACCAGAGTTGACTAGAGCAGCATTAGGAATGTTAGTGAGCGTGTTGACAGATCCAGAAAGAACACAACTTTCAAATGTCTTGTTAAGAAGAGTTTGAGATTGTGTTAGATAAACATCTCCAGGTGTTCCCCAAGATGCAACCGAACCATCACTAGTAATATATTTACCTGCACCAGTATCTCCGTTGATGACAATGTTGTTGCCATCCAACGTTAAATTGTCACCTGCTACAAGTTCTTCAATCTTTCTTGAGACTTCATTAACGATTAACGGAAAACGATTAGCCATTTAGCTTGCCAACTGATACTAGTGCTCAGGTTTATTTATGCCTCAGTTTACTATGATCTGTCCGACCATACCACTGTGGAACTGACAAATGTAATAGTAGGTTCCAGGTGTTACACCAGTG